CCATATTTTTCCCCCGGAGGCATTTTTCCGTAAAGCTTTCCGGGTTTAGCCTGGTCAAAACTCTCTCGAAAGGAGTTGAAACTGTGGCTTCACGGCGAGTAAACCTACCAGAACCTCCTAAATCTCGACGAGCTCCAGCCCAAACTCCAGAGCAAAGAGAGAACCAGCTTATCTCGTTGGCCGTCGACCTGGCGGAGAAGCAGTTGAAAGAGGGAACCGTCTCTGCGGCGGTTCTAAACTACTACTTAAAGCTTGGTTCGTCTCGCGAGAAGCTTGAGCAAGAGCGACTTAGTCGAGAAAACGAACTGCTCGAAGCAAAGGCTGAGTCTTTGGCCTCGGCAAAGCGAGTCGAAGAGCTTTACAAGAGCGCGATGGCTGCTATGCGAAGTTATTCCGGTCAAGAGCCCGCGGATCGTTACGATGATTAGATCCTATCGTGAAGTTCGTGCCTTAGAATCGTTCCAAGAACGGTACGATTATTTAAAGCTAGGTGGGCAAGTCGGTAGATCTACGTTCGGGTTCGACCGCTACCTAAATCAAAAGTTTTATACCTCTAGAGAGTGGCGACAAATTCGCCACTTCGTGATTGCTCGAGATGAAGCTTGCGATCTAGGCATTGCCGGTTACGAGATTTACGACAAGATTCTTATTCACCACATAAACCCGATAGCGGCAGACCACATAGTGCATCGTGACGATTGGCTTTTAGATCCAGACAATCTCATAACCACCACACACTCTACGCACAACGCTATTCACTATGGCGACGCGACATTACTCCCAAGTTTCCATGCGCCGCGAAGCGCTGGAGACACAAAACTTTGGTAAGGAGAACCATGACTAACGAACAGCACGCAGAACCAATGCCCCCGGTCGAAGAACTCGGGGTTTACGACGAGCACGCCGGGGACCTTGACACTCTCCCCGCAGATTTTTCGGCCGAGATGGTCCACCCTGAGGATAAGGGCGCTTCTAATGAGTGATTTTTCTTACGTAACCAGCAAGCTCGGTGCTGTTGAGAGTAAGACTCTCGAGATTGCCCGAGAGGTTTTTAACGCTGCAGCGGCCGCCGGACATGATATTTGGTTCATGTGGGGCATGGGCACTGGAGAGCACGGTACTCGACGAGCTCTGGACTTGATGGTTAGGAATTTCGAAGCGGGCAACTGGATTCGTCAGTATCTGTGGGACAACCGAGCCCGATTCGATCTGATTCATATTATCTGGTGGCAGTCAATCCTCTCTACTCGAGTTTCTGCGGGCACCATTCGTCCGATGGCTGATCGAGGCTCGACGACCGCTAACCATCGCGACCACGTGCACGTTTTGTTCGGCACCGGAGCATACACGCCGCAGGCAACGCTTTCTGTTGCCGACTTGGCCGCGCAGGTTCTTGCGGGAATTTGGGGTAACGGAGATGACCGAGTCGCTCGACTTCGGGCTGCCGGCTACGACCCCGTTGCCGTTCAAAACGAAGTGAATCGACTGTTAGGCGCCGGGACTCCTGTGACTCCGCCTGCCGCTTCAGAGCCAATTTTGAGGTTGGGTTCGAAAGGCGAGCTTGTTCGACAGCTTCAGTCCGGACTGAAGCGAGTGTTTCCTGCCTATGCGGGGCGCCTCTCCGTTGATGGCGATTTCGGCCCAAACACAAAGGCTGCTGTCGCCGAATTCCAGCGGAGGTCGAATCTCTACGCCGATGGCGAAGTCGGCCCAGACACTCGAGCCGAGCTGCTCAAGTACGATATCGACTGTTAAGAAAGGAGGATCGTGGAGGGTAGTATTTTAGACGACGTTAAGAAGATCCTGGGGTTAAGCTCGGATTACGATGCGTTTGATTTAGACATTATAACGCATATTAACTCGGTCTTCTCGACCTTGCAGCAGCTCGGGATCGGGCCGGAGCAAGGATTTTCTATCAGTGACAAAAACAACAACTGGGACGAGTTCGTCGCAAACGACAACGGCTATAACCTTGTCAAAACGTACATGTACCTTCGAGTACGTTTGTTATTCGATCCTCCGGCGACCTCATTCCATCTCGAATCTCTAACTCAGCAATTAAAAGAGCTGGAGTGGAGACTTAATGCGTATAGGGAGGATAGTCAATGGGCATTACACCTTCCGAGTCATCTGCTCTAGCGCACTACGGCGTCAAAGGTATGCGCTGGGGAGTTCGGCGCTCAAAAAGCAGGTCGACCGGCCCTGAAGAGGTGACGTTAAAAACGGTTCCTGGAAAAAGGGTCTCCGCCCAAGGAGGGCGCCGGCATCCTGCGTCAGAAGACGCGCGAACTGCTGCAATCTATAAGCAAAAGGCCCGAAAAAGCACAGTCGACTCCCTGTCAAACAAAGAACTTCAAGCTCTTGTAAATCGAATGAATCTAGAGCAGAACTACTCGAGGCTCACTGCGGATCAACTTTCCCCGGGACGGCGCTTAGTCAACAAGTTCATGAATGACAAAAAGTTTCGCAACAAGACTGTCGATACCATTTCTACCGTTGCCGCTGCTACAACGATGGGTAAGACGATCAAGAAGATTAAGCTTTAGAGAGGAGGTTAGCGATGGGGCTATCTAATACTGCTACTCCTATTTATTACGGAAAGTTTAGAGAAGCCGTAATGCGAGGAGAGATTCCTGTAAACAGGGAGATCTCTATGGAGATGAATCGTATAGATAGTCTCATCGCTAACCCAAGCTTCTACTACGACGACCAAGCTATCAACGGATTTATTCGTTTCTGCGAGAACGAGCTTACTCTAACCGACGGCGGCGACCTTCATCTTCTAGACTCATTCAAACTATGGGCCGAGCAGATCTTTGGTTGGTGGTATTTCATAGAGCGCTCCGTTTACGAGCCCAACCCTAAGGGTGGCGGCCGTTTCGTTCAGAAGAAAGTAAAAAGGCGCCTGGTCAATAAGCAGTACCTGATCGTTGCTCGAGGTTCGGCCAAGTCTATGTATGCGTCGTGCCTTCAAAACTACTTCTTGAACATCGACACGTCTACTACGCATCAGATCACCACCGCGCCGACCATGAAGCAAGCCGAAGAAGTCATGTCGGCTATTCGAACGTCAATCACAAGAAGTCGCGGTCCGCTTTTTAAGTTCCTTACCGAAGGTTCTTTACAAAACACTACAGGCTCTAGGGCCACTAGACAAAAACTGGTCTCCACTAAAAAGGGCGTCGAGAATTTTCTAACGGGATCGTTGCTCGAAGTGCGCCCGATGACTATTGCAAAGCTTCAAGGCCTTCGAACTAAAACCAATACCGTCGACGAGTGGCTGTCCGGAGACATCCGCGAAGATGTTGTAGGCGCTATCGAACAAGGAGCGTCAAAAGTGGACGACTGGCTGATCGTAGCTATTAGCTCGGAAGGTACCGTTCGAAACGGCGCCGGCGATACCATCAAAATGGAACTCGCGACGATTCTAAAGGGCGAGTACATTGCCCCCCACGTTTCGATCTGGCACTATAAGCTTGACGAATTAGAAGAAGTAGCCGATCCGTCGAAGTGGGTTAAGGCCAATCCCAACATAGGCAAGACCGTTTCTTACGAAACATACATGTTGGATGTTGAACGCGCCGAAAAAGCCCCCGCATCTCGCAACGACATACTCGCGAAGCGCTTCGGAATTCCTATGGAAGGCTATACGTACTTCTTTACCTATGAAGAAACTATAGCGCATAGGAAAGCTGAGTTCTGGCAAATGGCTTGCGCAATGGGCGCGGACCTGTCTCAGGGTGACGATTTCTGCGCCTTCACTTTTCTGTTTCCTTTAGCCAATGGCGCGTTTGGAGTAAAGACTAGAAGCTACATTTCTTCGTTGACTCTTCATAAGCTCCCTGGAGCTATGCGTCAAAAGTACGAAGAGTTTATAAAAGAAGGAAGCCTTCATGTTTTAGAGGGATCTATTCTAGACATGATGGAGGTTTATGACGATCTAGATTCGTTCATAAACGCCCGCGAATACGATGTGCGAGCTATGGGGTACGACCCCTATAACGCAAAAGAGTTCGTGAATCGCTGGGAGCAAGAAAACGGCCCGTACGGTATTGAGAAAGTCATTCAAGGCGCAAAAACCGAATCGGTCCCTCTTGGCGAATTGAAAACGCTTGCCGAAACTCGGCTTTTGATTTTCGACCAAGCTTTAATGAGCTTTGCAATGGGAAACGCTATTACGCTTGAGGATACCAATGGTAACCGTAAATTATGGAAGCGTCGTCAAGAAGAAAAAGTCGATAATGTAGCCGCTCTCATGGACGCTCTAGTCGCATATAAATTAAACAAGGAGGCTTTTGAGTAATGAGCAACGAACAGAATGCAAATCCTTTCGACAAGCCGGATCTCAATGAGTTAGCTCATTACGGCGTTAAAGGTATGAAGTGGGGTCATCGTAGGCGCCAGGAACGAATCGCTCGAATCGATCGCGTAGCATCAGGAAAAGCAACCCGGGGCGAAAAAGCTCGCTTTCTTTTAACAGAAACGTCCGGGAAAGCTTTAAGAGTAAACCGCGGTATTTCTGCTGCAGCCAAAGTTCAAGCGGCAAATTTACGTGCTGTGGACAAACGTTTGGCTAGAGGCGACGCTACAGTAAAAGATATCGTTATGCGTTATGGTGGGGATCGAATTATTATTACTGGAAAGAAAGACCCTAGCACTCGTTACACGTCAGATTCTAAAAAACTAACTCCTAAAAAAGGGACTTCGGCGGTTACTCGCCGAGTTATGGATGATTATAATAACTTAAACGATCAGGACTTCTTTAGAAAATACGCAGCCACTAAGCAGCGATACGCTAAGCGAGTTGAACGCTACGGCGATCCTTATATGAATTCGCCTTTAGCTAAGCTTGGGAAAAAGTTAGATCGTCGATGAGGCGTTACAAAGGATAGGAGGCTTTTGAGTAATGTCCAACGAACTAAACACAAACCCTTTTGACAAGCCTGATCTCAATGAGCTAGCTCATTACGGTGTTAAAGGTATGAAGTGGGGGGTTATTCGATCTCGTCGCTTAGAGAATCGGACTGCCCGAAAGAAGACAAACGCGGCACTTCGAGACATAAAAAATCGCCCGATCGCAAGGGATGACGAGTCCATCTTACGTGCTAGGAAGCAGCTTCCTCAGGCGCAACAGAGGCTAGCTGATGCTAAAAGCTCCTACAAGGTCGACAAGCAGAGTATGAATAAAATAGATGCGAAAAGGCCTTCTAAAATCGCTGCTGCCGAACTGTATCGAATTGCTACCACTGCAAACACGCTCACTAAAAGCGAGCAACAGACCTTCAATACTATGAAGCTCGGAAACGACGTGGTCGATGCTATTTTCGGTGATAAGAAAGATCCAGTGGCCCAATATCTCGCAGACAAAGAGCTTAAGCAAAAGATCATAGCCGATTCCGCTAGGCGGTCAAGGCGGTCATAGCCGGTTGAAAACAGATCGACGATTTAGATAGGAGGTGACGCGTGGGCGCGCTCACAACAAAAATAAAGCACGCTTGGAACGCCTTCGTATCTGATGAAGATCGCTTTCGAGAACCGGCTTATGTTGAAGGAGCTTTTGGTAGCGTAGGAAGGCCCGATCGTCCTAGACTTTTCTTTTCCAACGAACGATCGATTATTTCCTCAATCTATACTCGAATAAGTATCGATGTTGCCGCAATCAATTTTCGGCATGCACGTTTAGACGACCAAGATCGCTTTCAGGAAGAAATTCCGAGCTATCTCAACAACTGTCTGAAAGTCGAAGCCAACCTTGATCAAGCAGCGAGCGCTTTTCGTCAAGATATAGTCGAAACACTCTTCGATAAGGGCGTCGCAGCAATCGTTCCGGTAGTAACAACGCTAAACCCACAAACTTCTGGCGGCTTCGACATCAAGACGATGCGTGTCGGAGAGGTTGTCCAATGGTATCCACAGCACGTTAAGGTAAGCGTCTATAACGAAGCGAAAGGTAAGCGCTTCAACTTAATTCTGGAAAAGAAGACTGTAGCCATAGTCTATAATCCTCTTTACCAGGTTATGAACGAGCCAAACTCTACTCTTCAGCGTCTTATTCGAAAACTCAACATGCTGGACGTTGTCGATGAGGCATCGTCGTCGGGAAAGCTCGATCTTATTATTCAGCTCCCTTATGTCGTGAAGTCTGAATCTCGTCGAACCCAAGCAGAACAGCGACGTAAAGACATTGAGCTTCAGTTAAAGGGGAGTCAATACGGTATTGCGTATACAGACGGTACCGAAAAGATTACTCAGCTCAATCGGCCTACAGAGAACAATCTGTTGAAGCAGGTCGAGTATCTTACGACAATGCTTTACGGACAACTCGGCATTACCGAGGAAATCATGTCGGGAACCGCGGACGAAGCAGCTATGCTCAATTATCATAATCGAACTATCGAGCCTATTACTCGCGCTATCAAGGAAGCCATGGATAGGGCGTTCCTTACTAAGACCGCCAGGGCGCAAAAGCAGGCTATTCTGCCCTACCGCGACCCATTAAAGTTCGTTCCGATTGGGCAAATCGCTGAAATCGCGGATAAGCTCGCTCGAAACGAAATCGCAAGCTCTAATGAAATTCGAACGTCTATGGGTTGGAAACCATCTAAAGACCCGAAGGCAGACGAACTTAGAAACAGTAACATGCCAGCTCCGTCGGAGACGGCACCAATTCAACCAATGGAAGGAGACAGTCAAAATGCGAGCTGATTTCAGCGGCTACGCTACCAAGGCTGGACTCAAGTGCTCCGACGGCAAGACCATCATGCCTGATGCGTTCAAGCATCAGGACAATGTGACGGTGCCTCTTGTCTGGCAGCACGGACATTCTGATGCAGGAAACGTTCTCGGCCACGCTATTCTTGAGAATCGCGAGGACGGGGTGTATGCGTACGGCTTCTTTAACGACACTGCTCAGGGAAAGAACGCTCGAACGCTTGTCGAGCACGGAGACATCGATTCGCTCTCTATATACGCGAACCAACTTATCGAGAAAACCAAGCAGGTTTTCCACGGGATCATTCGCGAGGTGAGTCTCGTTCTTGCGGGCGCAAACCCCGGAGCAAAGATCGATTACGTTGCTATTAGCCACTCTGATGGCGACGTGGAAATCCTGGAAGATGAGGCTATCATTTACTCGGGAATCAGTATCGAGCACGATGGTCTTGATGAGGATGACGCTTTTGATGAAGAGCTTTCTCATGAGGACGGTAAAACCATAAAAGACGTTTATGACGCTCTTACCGATGAGCAGAAAAACGTCGTTCATTACATGATCGGAGTGGCTCTCGAGGAGGCCACGTCCGCCGAGCACTCCGACGATGACGAGAGCTCTCTCACCCACCAGGAAGGCACTGAAATGACCCGCAACGTCTTCGAGCAGAACGGCGTTAACGACACCACGACTGGGATTACTCTCAGCCATGACGCGATCAAGGAGATCGCTAAGACCGCCGTTGAGTTCGGATCCCTCAAGGCCGCGGTTGAGGGCTATGCTCTCTCCCACGGTATCGAGGACATTGAGCTCCTGTTCCCTGACGCTAAGAACGTCACGACGACCCCGGAGTTCGACAAGCGTCGTACCGAGTGGGTCTCGAAGGTTCTCAACGGTACCAAGCACCTGCCGTACGCTCGTGTTAAGACCATGAGCGCCGATCTTACTCAGGACGAGGCTCGTGCGAAGGGTTACATCAAGGGTAACCTCAAGAAGGAGGAGTTCTTCGGCCTTAAGAGTCGAAAGACCACCCCCACCACGATCTATAAGAAGCAGAAGCTTGACCGCGACGACATGATCGACATCACCGATTTCGACGTTGTCGTCTGGCTGAAGGCGGAGATGCGCCTCATGCTCGAGGAGGA